TGATAATGAGAGAGGAGGAGTGGGGGTGGCAGGGGGTGGGAAGAAGTGACGTGCGGGGTGACGGGGTGGGCGGCGCGGGAGCGGAAGGGGACGAGGGACCGGATGTGACGCTGTGGGAACGACATTTTTGCGGAAGTGCTGACGACGGTGGATTTTTCGCGGGCTTTTTGGGTGTGGGCGACCTTTGCGCTTGGGCGGCGGTGGGTAATAACGTAACTGGGAGGGGACTACGCATATATATATTCACTGAAGGACGCGTTGAGCTAGGCGTTATTTTGCGCGGTGTTTTTACGCGGTAAGACTGGGCGATGGCTGACGAGGCAATTTACGTGCATTTGCTGGGCTCGCGGGCTATTATGCCACAGCAGCAAGGCTTTTCTAATCTGTATGTGCTTTTTTCACCGGAAAACTTTGTGATTTCTCCGAGAGGCGTGCTTTTAGTTTCTCTGCAGTTGTCTATGGACATTCCTCAGGGGTACTTGGGCCGCTTATTCTCGTTATCGGATATGAATGTAAGGGGGGTTTTTGTTGGCGCTCAAGACATACAGCCCAGTACGTGGTGGGAAATGTCTGTGGTGCTTTTTAATCACTCGGATGAATTTTTCTACGGGTTTAGAGGACAGCCGGTGGCCTGCCTGCTGCTGGAGCGGGTGATTTACCCCTGTCTTCATCGTGCTTCTCTTGTTTAATTTATAGGTTCGCTATGTATCAGAGGCAGCCTGTTTTTGTTTGCGTTATTGTACCGGCTGCTCTACGGCAGTACTTGCACGATTTGGACATTGAGGTTTTAGACTTTTTGAAAAGACAGCTCAGTGACTTTTGGCTCCATTTGTTACACTGCTTGACTCCGCCGTTTCAGTTTTGCTATAACGGCGCGGTGCTGTTGAGCCTGGCGCCCTCTATCCAACTTTTGTGCTGCGTGGCCACGCCAGAAATGACACCTGACGGGGAGCTGACCGCTTTAGTGTGTGCGGATCTGCTAAACTTTTTGCAGTTAACATTGCGCGTGGAGATTCGCGATCGTGGGGTTCATCCTGACCCTGATATGTTGAATTTACTGCAGGTGTCGCAGGAGCTTGATATTTTGCAAGCATGATGGTGTGTCTGCGCATGTCAATAGAGGGCGCCCTCGTTCAGCTTTTTCAAATGCGAGGAGTAAATTTACAAGAACTGTGTTGCGATATAGTCCGCGAGTGGAGGGCTGAAAATTATTTGGGCATGGTGCAGAATTGCAGTGTGATCATTGAAGATTTTGAACACGACGCGTTTGCTCTGTTGGTGTTTTTGGATGTGCGGGTTCAGGCGCTGTTGGAAGCGGTAGTAGATCACCTGGAGAACAGAATTCATTTTGATTTGGCCGTTCTTTACCACCAGCGTACCGGAGGCGACCGTTGTCATCTTCGCGATCTGCATTTTGTGACCTTACGCGATCGCCTGGAATAACATGCCTCTTCCGTGTCTTCCTCCACCCCCAGTGTGTCGGGACAAGTCTGCATGTATCGCTTGGTTGGAGTTGGCCCTCACTTCTAGCTTGGAACTATTCAGGGATATCATCAGGTACGAAGTTTTTATTACTCCAGAGGCCGAGAGGGAGTTGTGCGCATTGCAGCAGTGGCTCCATTTTGCGGTAAACACCGAGCGGCAGCGGCGTAGGGACGGCCGTCGCGTGGAGATTTGTTGGCGGCGAACCTGGTTTTGCTATCGGAAGTACGAGGACTTGCGAAAGAACTTGACTTACGATGCAACGCGACAGACGGTATCGCTGCAGACTGGGTCCTTACAACAGACACCAGCTACCGCCGTGTGACGAGACGCCCTGTGCCACCATTGAAAATCCCCCGTATCTGGAATGTGAAAATCTTAACATGCACAATGTGAGCGAGGTGAGGGGCGTACCGTCTTGTGTTAGCTTTACTGTTTTACAGGAATGGCCTGTGTATTGGGACTCTGTATTAACTGCCTGGGAAAAACATGTGATGAAAACATACATGCAGATTTGTATATGTTGTGCTACGATAGATGTAGAATATAATCAGATCATAAGAGGCTATGAAAGGTGGGTGCTTCACTGCCACTGTAATTCTCCCGGATCCCTTCAGTGTAAAGCGGGTGGAGTGGTTTTAGCTAATTGGTTCAGAATGGCGATATATGGGTCTTTAGTAAATGTTAGGTTCCCCTGGTACAGACAAGTGGTAAATTACCACTTACCCAAGGAAGTGCTGTATGTGGGCAGTGTGTTCATTCGCGGGAGACACCTGATCTATGTTAGGATTTTTCTAGACGGGCATGCGGTAGCCGTGTTAGAAAACAGCAGCTTTGGGTGGAGCGCGTTTAGCTATGGGATTTTGAACAATTTAATTATAATGGTCTGTACCTACTGTAAGGACTTGAGTGAGATTCAGATGCGCTGCTGCGCTAAACGGACTCGCAGATTTCTTATCCGCGCTGTGAGGCTATTAGACCGCCTGACTTCTTACCAGCCTCGGAGAGCTCGTCTAGAAGCTGCTAGGCAAAGCTTGTTAAGAGGACTGATGGAGCGTCACCGCCCGTTCACACTGGCTGAGTACGGCAGAGGTGAAAACCCGTGGAGAACTTAAAACTTTGTGTGTTGTAGGATTGTTTGGACGACACGCCACTGTTGGAAGACGTCGGCGAGGGCTTCGTGTCCGTGACGGATGAGAGATTTGCACGTAAAGAAACCGTGTGGACTCTGACACCTAAAAATCCTTGTTTGAACACCCAGTTTCAGTTGTTTACCGCTACCAAGGGAGAAAGGATGGTATACAGTGTAAAGTGGAAGGGTGGGGGAAGTTTAACTGTACGCATAATGTAAAATAAAAATTTGAAAACCATTGTTTATTCTTCGGTTATGTAAGAGAAAGAGCAACAGGGAACGTCAAAGGCTTGGTTGTTGTACACAGGCCATGTGAATTTTAGGGAATATCCTTCAAGAGCGTGGTTAAATGTGACCTTGTACCCTACAGCCATGTTTAACGCCCCTTGCAAGCAAGTATAGCCCATCATTTGGTTTTGCACGTCATCGCCCCTGTTAATGGGGTACCTGGCGGAGCTAGGCATAAACTCTACGGCGTTAGTTACATTGGTGTTAGCTGACTGGCCTTGTCTGTAGCCCCAGGTGGCGGTGTTAGCTAGCGTGCCTTCGTTGTCAAAGGTAGGGTAATTTGTTCGCCTCACGCCATTACTATAGAAATAAATGACAATAGAGATAGAGCTGGCCGTGGGTTTTAAAAGCACTCCCTTTAGAGCTTTCAAGGCGATAGTGCCTTGGACTATGCCATTGCATTTTACCAGAGACAGCCACAGCTTGGCATCCAGGTCTGTATATACTGAGCAATTAGGAGAGGGGTCAGCCGTAGTCCACAACGTATGTGGTGTTACGGAAGGTGGGATAACACTAATGTTCCCCGCTGAATCAAACTGCAAACCGTCCCCTAATTTAGTAATGACTTTGTTGTCTTCCCAGTTTAACCCTTTGTTCTGATTAAGATCCACGTCTAGCTTCTTACTGGTTGGGTTGTAGCGTAGGCCCTGGCCAATGTTTAGCCGCAGTTGATCAGTGTATTGAAGCGGTAAAGCTGTGCTTAATGCCAGTGAGACGGTGTTGTCCACAAACTGCAAATCTTTGCCGAGGTTTACACTTAGTCTGTCACGCACAAGAGTGAGACCCTCTCCTGTGTTTAGAGCTAAACCGTCATCGCGGATTGTAATAGGAGGGATGAAGTTTACACCAAGTTCAGGGTCGCTGTTAAATAATCTTAAAGGGGGTCTAAAAGCTAAATACAAACTACTGTCTTCAATGATGAGAGGCCGCTTTGTGTTAATGTTTAAATTTCCGTTGGTGACGGTAAGGGGCTCGACAGTGGCTACTGTTAAGCCTCCTGTTCCTACTTGCAAAGGGGGTGCCCACTGCAGAGCAATGGCACCCGTGGAAGCCATGGCTAGAGGTTTGTCCACAGCAACGGATAGAAAGTTGTTTTGTAAGTACAGTGGGTTGGAAAACAACAGTTTCAGAGTTCGTTCGGCAACTCCTAAAGGAGCCGCGCTTTGTAATTGAAGCGCTCCGTTGGTAGTAGCAAGCGGAGCATTGGCCACCAAAGTGAGTTCCCTGGTAGCGTTGAGAGAAATAGGAAGAGCAGTTTTTAAGTGTAGGGAGTTTTCACGAACTGTGAGTGGGTCGCTGTACACTAGGCTCAGAGTGTTGTCGATTTTAGAGAGAGGGGGCGAAACTGACACTGCGTTAGATGTCAGTTCCCCTTTGTCGTTCACCTCAATCCCCTCTCCAATTTTAAGAGTGAGGGCTCCATTTTGGGTGGTAATGGGGTTTTTGTAATTTAAGCTTAACACTCCCGGCGGTTTTTCTTGCAAGCCGTCAGAGGAGGTAAAAGGTGGGGTAATAAATGGCAAAAGCGGGGCGTTAGGTTGGTCATAGGGGTACACGGGATTGAAGTCGTCGTCAATTCTGGCGCGTTTCATCTGAAAGAAAACAAAGGTGGCTTTGCAAGCTTTATTGTTCAGCAACAAAACAGAACATCGCAGCGGGGGCATTAAACTTTTCTCCGGAACAGACGGACCAAGTGAAGGTAAATGAGTAATCTGCACCTTCCGTGTTGTATGCAACAGTAAATGTGCACCTAGAGTCTGGCAGAGTTTGGGTGAGTGTGCTTGGGGATACATTACGGGGATAAAAAGTACTGCTTGGCATAAACTGTAAGGGCGTTTCAGGGTTCCAAAATGATGGGAGCAGCGGACAATTTAAAAGGCGTCCGCTGCTGTTAAAAAGTAGCTTAAGAGTAACTGTATCACGCTGCATGTTGCACAGTTCTCCTTTTATGGCCTTTAAGGAGATTGTACCAATTACGTGTAGTCCGTGTTTGCTGAAGTGTAGACCTAGCATAGCATCTAGTGATTCGTAGATGGAACAGTTAGGCTCGTTTAGGGGGGGCCATGTAGAAACGTATGGCAAATAGTCAGCGAAACGAGACCGGGAAGTTGAGGTGGTAATTGCTCCGTTGTTGTCAAATGCAAGTCCGGATCCTAATTTTACAACTAAGTTGTTTCCACTAAAGTCAAGACCACTTCTAGAACCTAGTAGCACAGCTAAATCCTGATTGTTTTGAAGATATAAACCCTTACCAATTCTTAGGGACAATTTGGGATCGCCATTAAAAGGATAATTAACATCTAGAATTAATCTGTCGCCCGCCAATCTCATACCTCCTCCGGTGTTAAGGCGTAAGTTGCCCTGGTTGTCAAACCCAATAGCGCCAGAGGTTTTAATGGCTAGCGAGTTTGAAGAGGATGTTAGCCCATTTCCAAGTGAAATATTTAAAGCGTTGTTGGATAGAGTAATGGGTGGAGAAATTGAAATACCCAGCCCAGTGGAAGTAGTGGTTAAGGGGGCAGAGAGAGCTAATCCTATGGTTCCACCATTGTTTGTAAGAGGATCCGTCACAGCTGTTGCAGAGGTGATGGCTCCGTCACTACTAAGGCTTAAGTTATTCCCTAATTTAACGGTTAGTTTACCGTTATTGGTTGTAATGGGGTCAGCATAGTTTAAAGACAGCATTCCGGGGGGACTTTCTTGCAAACCATTGGATGAAACAAATGGTGGAGCAATAAAAGGGACGGTGGGGGTAGTAGTGGAGTCATATGGGTAGACGGGATTGAAGTCTTCGTCAATTCGGGTTCTTTTCATCTATGAAAAGATGAAGATTGTGGGTGAGGGGAGAGAAGTGGACACGATCATAGCTTTTAGGGTTTGGAGGAAGTTTGCCGCCCACTACCACATCCCCTATGAAAGCTGGGAAGAGGGCAAGGTGGTGCTGCTGAAAAAATTTGACAAAAAGCTACTGAGACAACTTAGGTGAGTTTTATTTTTTTTTACTTAAAAATTTCCGCCACGGCGCAGAGGGTGGTAATTAATTTTTCCATGCAATCAGGCTTATGACAGTGGCAGAGAATAGCCCCTTCGACAGGTTTAGATTGATGAGTAATTTTAAGAGATGTGCCGCCCATTATAGTTGAAAAGGTTTGTTTTTGCCCGGCTACAGTGTAAGACAATTCATGCCCTTGGGTAGAGATATCATAGGAGAGTGAAGCCAATTTAACAAGGCAAAGCGATCCTCTATCGCACCAATGTGTTTCTTTAAGTTCTTGTAGTCTAAGGTAATCCATTGCGCGAGCTTCACGCTGTCGCTGAGCGATTCCCCGCTCCATGGTAATGTTAATGTCGTGCGAATCAGTCATCTCCACCGGCTAGTTGGAAGTAGCTGACAACAGAAGGTGCTCGAATAAGATCAGGAGGGGGAGGCTGCATTTGAAAGGCATTAACGAGAGGAAATCTTGGTAAGTCTTCTGGAGGATGAAGCCAGCCGATTTTTAAACAAAAGTAAATTTTTACACCAACACAAGTAGCTACAAACACTAGGGCTGCAGTAGCTACGTACAACCAGATTACAGGAATGTCCGGCAACTCGGCATAGCAAGTATACAGTGACCAAGGTTTGTTTAGGGGGCAGTGGCAGTAAGTAAACGGAAGGAGATCACAGAGTATTACTAGTAGAGGAATCATGCTAAACATAATAAAGAAGCTACGTTTTGATTTCTGTATTCAGGGTGGTGTCTGAAATAAACAAAACGCACGTACAAGTAATCAGCGGCTTGAAAAATTGTTACAAAAAAACAGGCTATGCTAGCTATGGCAGTGCAGCAGACGAATGTAAATATTAGGTACACAGCAAAAGGTGGTAGGCACTCTGCTTCCACGTGAGAAACGGCGGCGAAAGTCGAAGACACGAAGATGATGGGCAAACAGAGAAGGAAGAAGAAGACAGCTACCATGCTGAAAAATAAATTACACTAGTTGAATTGTTTTTAGTTTAACTTGTTGGAAGTTTGATTTAGATTTTGGTTTATAAAAGCAGCAAAATAAAAGGCTAACTACAATTGTAATGACGCTCATTACAATGGTAACAATAAAAACTGGTGTAAAGTCTGCAAGTGTTTCCAAGGAAATAATGTCATTGCAAATATCGTTAAAAGGGTATTCTACTTTAAAGGTTTGTTTAAGGCCATGATAATCATAGGTAACGGTATAGTAATCGGCTAAGTTTTTACCGCCTTTGGAAAGTACATAGTAGTGAAAATTACTGCGAGAGCCATTAAACTCAACTATGGCAGGGTATTCTAAATGAAAACAATCAATGCTTATTAAACAGTAACTTTCAGTTAAGTAGGAGGAATTAATAGTGCACTGGGGCTGAGCAAAGCGAATTACAGACAAGCGAAAGTAGGTGTTATGTTCAATGTCATCTTTATAAACCTTGACGTTGTAAAGGCCAGAGTCGCTTGGTTTCAGGTTAAATAAATTTAAGCTCTTGTTAATGCAGTTAAATTCTTTTGGTGCGTGGTTAAAAGTTTGGTAGTTTTGTTCAGTAATTTCACACAGTTTGATGCCTGAAAAAATTGGAGGAACTACACTGCTAGGAAAAATAGTATCATCGTTAAAAACTTCTAAGTACCAAACCACATGTGGCATGCTATTAGAATGTGACGAGTACCTGGATTCGAGGGTAAGGTTTTGCCCAACTTTAGCATAAACGCGGGATGGATTTTGTAAACTATTAGGCAGGGATTTAGTATTAATACCGTGGGCGGGAGGAGGTTCAGGAGGTCTAATGCAAATAACAGCTGGCAAGAGAAGAGTTGTTAAGACAGTGAGCATCATGGCAGATTGTTAATTAAAATAAAATTGGCTAATATAACAAGTATAAAAGCCGCAAGGGCGAATAGAGGTTTTAAAGAGACGTGTAAGTAGGAAACTTGTTTTGGGGTGGAAGTTGTGAATGAAGTGTTGTCTTCGTATAGGTACCAGCGGTGAAAGCAAGGCTGGGCTCCAGAGCCAATACACAGATAACTGCCAGCGACAAAGGGAGGGTATAAATGCAAAGCCTGTCGCGTACAAACCGCGCAGAGAGAGTTGTTACTGTAGTAAGTAAAGTTGCGGTAGAAAGCTTTACAGAAGGTTCTGTTGGCGTTCCACTGAATTAGTTCGTTAGTGCAGCTACAATTTAGTGTAATGGAAGAAGTAGAGTCAGAAAATAAAACAGTTTCAATAGTACCTTCGAACACAAGGTCGTCAGCAGTTCCGCGGCTATAAATTAAACTCAGCGCAAAGACGACAACAAAGGCCTTCATGCAGTCCAGGAGTTGGGCAGATGCAAAACACAGTTATAATAGTGGTTCCGTGTTCTTTTTCCACCAAAAGAGGGTGAGGAGTAAAGTCACGAATGAGGCGAGACTCAAGTTCCTTTTCAACTTCGAGTTTTATTCCGTGAGCCGGCCCTTGAAGATGATGTTCAGGTAGCTCAAAGTAGCTAAACACCAAAGGCTCCCGGGCAAAGCAGCGAAACCGTCGGCAATGATGCAGGTGTCGCAGCCGCGCAGTTACGGCCGCACCATCTGTCATCAGTCGTAGCCGTCCACAGATTCACTCACTGCGTCGTAGTTGGGAATGAAGGAGTCGGGGTAACGTCCAGGTGAGCCGGAAAACGGGTTGAAGTAAACCGAAGGAACGAACTCTTCCACAAACTGGAGAGTGCCGATTCCGCCCGAGCGAGGCTGGGAGGAAGAGCTCTGAAGGGTCAGGTAGGCTTGACGGGTGGTGAAGGAGGACCGGCCGGCTCCGCCGAGCTGGAAAACTCCGTCAGGTCTGAGGCCCGCTGAGGAGCTCACAACCTCGTCGTTGAGCTGGATACCTCGACCGCGAATAAACACTCTCTTTATACCCCCGGGAGGATAAGGTGCGGAGCGACCTCTGTACCTGACGTACCTGGACCCGCCCGCTAATTGCGCCCCAGCGTTAGTCATCTGAACTTCGGCCTCTGCGTCGCGTGGCAGAAGGACTGTGGTCGGGGCGGGGGTTTCCTGATACACCCGGGCAGCGGGCCAGCTGGGAGGGTTTAGGAGCCGCCTGGGTGTGGAGGTAATTGCCGCCTGTTCTAGGAGGATTTGGTTTCGGCGGGCTCGGATGCCGTTTACTTGTGAAATCATATGGGGGCCGGCGCTTAGCCAGTTCATTTTGCTGGAGTAATCCTGGGCGGCGCCCGCGGCTAAGCCCATCTGCGGCTGGTAGCTCCACATGTAAGGCGTGGGAATTTCTTTACTCATGCTTGAGATGACGTGTGCTTGGCGCTTTTTTGGGTAAAAAACGCGGGTTTTTTAGTCTTTAAGAGACACTGAGCAATACTTGTTGAACAGAGCCTCGGCGTCGTCCAGAGTGCGCTGTAGTTGGTCTTCCCTCCTGTGGTACAGACAGCTGCGGGTGAGTGACCGTAGGGAGCGGTTTTTTATTTTTAGTTCTTGCTGCTGCCCGCGGCTCTGCTGAAAAATAGCGTACAGAGTAGGAAAAATGCGGTTTCGCAGTTCTCTGGCGGCTGGCGAGTCTTTGGCGGCGGAGAAGGCGGTGGCTGAGCGCGACGAGGCTTTAGATTTTTTCTCCGAGCGTTTCGTAGGGGCTGTAGAGATGACGGTAATAATAGAGCACATTCCGAGGCACAGCCACCCCGTGATGATAAAGGAGATACCGCCGGGCAAAGGAGATGTTCCCCCCGCAGTGTTGCAAGCAGTTCACAATGCTGCTTTTATGAACCCGCCAGGAGCAATAACCCCGCCGCGGCCGCCCTGGCTTACCCGCCGCCGATGCTACTGGAGATCCGGTTGTGTCCCATCTACGGCTGGCTTTGCGTGAGCCTCCCGGGGTTGGGACGCGGGTTTTCGCCAGACGGCTCGGAGAAAGTGCGCTGGAAGCCGGTGGTTTTTCGCCGATCGGTTCGTCCTCTACCTCTTCCTCCTCCTCCACCTCGTCTAGGCTGTCCCAGCCTTCCATCTCCTCGTCCTCCGAAGCCTCCTCTGCCTGACTGTCCCACGCATCGCTGGCTTCCTCCTCCTCTTCCATGTGCCGCAGGAGCTCTTGCTGCTTCTTCGCTCTCTGCTGAGCTATCAGCTGTTTGACTCCTTTGGGCGGCATGCTGCTTGGGGGCTGCTTCGGCGGAGAGTGTGGATGGGTTTAGTTCTTCGCCGGTCTGGGGGTCCAGATACACCCCGTGACCTTTTTTTAAGAGAAACTCTCGTCGCGCCTGATTGATGGTTTGCAATTGGGCTAAAATGTTGCTTTGGGTAATGACGCAGGCGGTGAGAGGGGCCTTGGGGGGCTGAGATTGGTCTTCGTAAAATTGAATTTTGGAGGCGTGGTAGTCCTCGGCTACAAATTTGCGTAAGTAAGCCGAGGTCCACAGCGCCGGAGTCAGTTTTAAACCGGAAGCCCCCTCGTGCTGTTCGGGACCTTGGATCTCAAAGGTACCTATGACCTGGGTTTCGCTAAGCAGCTCGGTGTTGCAAACCAGGGACCGGTGGGGGGTGCAGAGGTTGCAGCGGCAGTGACACTCCAGCAGCCCTTCTCCGCTCACGTTTTCCATAAGATCACAGTGATAGGCCAAGTAGTTAGCCAGTTGTAGCAGGTAGCAGTGGCTCCACAGGGGGGGAGGGCACTCGCGGTAGGTGAGTGGAACAAAGTCGGAAGGCAGCGCGCAGCTCATGGCGGGCAAAATTCCGGAGCGTTCCAGCACGAACGAGCGGAAGTTCTGGAGGATGCTCTGGCTAATGAAATCCGGCAGGCCGTTCTGTAGCGTTTTCATTAGCCGCTCTGGGAAAATTATATCTGCCAGCTGGCTAGCTGCCGCTCGCTCACTAAAACCGGTCCACAGCGCTTTTCTCTGCTTTGTTAAGAGCTTGTCTAGCTCCTTCAGATTCCTTTCTTCCAAGCACTGCTGCCACACTCCCATGGCCGTCTGCCATGTGAGCAGCAGAAAAAGGTAAACACAGTCGCGGACGTAATCTCGCCGCGCTTCCCCTTGCAAAGTGCAGTGGAGCACGCTTTGACCTAAGCGGTTTTCGTGGAGGACGCCCATATAGGACACGAGGTTGCTGAGTTCTACGTTGGAGATCTTGCAGGCTTGTCGGACGTAGCCGTGGCGAAAGGTGTAGTGTAAAGATTCTTCCACCTTGCGTATAGTCTCTACGTCCGCAAAAAAGCGTTGCAAACACTCCAGCTCGGCGGTCACCAGGATGGCCGCCATCATCATCTTGCGCTTCTCTTGCAAGCGCTCGGGATCTTTTGTGCCCAACCACCGTTCCAGCTCCTCGTCTGAAACCACGGGTTTGCCGTCCTCGGAGTTTTCCGGGTCAGGATTTTCAGGGTTGAGGGGTTCGGCCCGTTTAATGAGAAGATGATCCATCACGGAGCGCATGACTTTCGGGGGAAGGTTCAGGGCCGGATAGGCAAAGTGGGAAACCTCCACGGTGCGTTTAAGAACGGCTAAGCGTGCGTTGTCTCCCTCCAGTTCTATTAAAACACTCTGAGCCTCTTTCTGTTCTTTTTGCAGAGCGTTTGCGGCCCGATTCTCGTCTCGTCCTAACCCCTCGAAAATCTTGGGCACTTCTTCTAAGGAAGCTATCTCAGGTATGCGAGCCCCCGCTCTCAATCTCAGCTTTCTATCGGCTTTGGTTCTGTTGGCACGACACGACAGGGGAATGCCTTGGTTCTTAAAAAAAATGTGATAGGTAGCCAGCGCCTCGGGTACCGCGAACACCGGGTAAAAGTTGAGGCGGGGGTTGGGCTCGCAGGTACCGTTGGGCTGCTTCTTTGGAGGCACTCGGGGCGAAAAGAGGTTTGCCTCGTAGGCTCGCGACAGCTCGCACACGTCCAGGGGCACTTCGCTGCGGTCTTGCAGAGCTTCCTTGACGATAGTGCTCTGTCTGGCAAAGTGTTTAAGCAGGATTTCGGCTTCCAATAAGTAGTCGCCGTCCTGTTCTGTGCGCTCGCTACGGGCGAGGTCGAACGATATGGGCAACTCTGGCTCTTCGGGCGGCGTAACAAAACCCGGGTCCTGCTCGATTGGCACGTCTTCGTCGCTGAGGGGCGGGGTGGTTAAGGATTCTTTGCGCATAAGATCCATGTTTTTTCGCCTAGGAGTAAATCATGGCCGGCAATCAGAACCCGGGCGAGCGTTCTATCACCCCGTATCTGCGGGAAAGAAGCCCGGAGAGGGACGTAGCTGTTCCCCTACCTCCCAAGAAAAAGGCACGCAAAAGCTCGCAGGCTCGCCCGCCCTCGCCGGAAATCATCTCCGACAGCGAAGGCGAAGGCACGGTAATCGGGGTGGGTTTCAGCTACCCTCCGGTGCGCATTGTGAAGCAAGCCGACGGCGGCCGTGTGTTTCAAAGAGTAACAGTAGAAGAAGCAAACCCTGAGAGAGAGGAGCGTTCGTCTGTGCTAGTGGTAAATCCGCACAGCTCTCCGTTGGTAACGGCGTGGGAAAAGGGCATGGAAGCTATGATGATACTGATGGAAAAGTTCCACGTTCCCCACGAAGACAGAGCCACGTTCAAGTTTCTGCCGGAGCAGGGCCCGGTGTATAGAAAAATCTGTCAAACATGGCTAAACGAGGAACATCGGGGCTTGGCGCTCACCTTCACTAGCAACAAAACCTTTACCGAGATGATGGGAAGATTCTTGATGGCCTACATGCAATCCTATGCGGGGGTTGTTCAGAAAAATTGGGAAGCTACCGGCTGTGCGGTGTGGCAGCATCGCAGCGCCAAGGAAGACGGAGTCCTGTGCTGCTTCCATGGAACCGAGATGATTCGCAAGGAGCACGTCACGGAGATGGACGTGACCAGCGAAAACGGTCAGAAGGCCTTGAAGGAGAACCCCGGCAAAGCTAAGGTAGTCCAGAATCGCTGGGGACGCAACGTGGTGCAAATTAGAAACGATGACGCGCGCTGCTGCCCGGAAGACGTGAGCTGTGGCCCTAATGTGTTTTCTGGTAAATCCTGTGGCCTGTTTTATACGGAAGGTTTGAAAGCCCAAATGGCCTTCAGGCAGTTGGAAGCGTTTCTGCGCGCCAGCTACCCCGAGATGCAGCGTGGTCAGGGGCGCATACTCATTCCCCTGCGCTGCGATTGTCTCCATAAGCCCGATGTCATCCCTCGCATGGGTCGACAAATGTGCAAGGTCACCCCTTACGGTCTGAGCAACGCAGACGACTTGGATGTGGCAGAAGTGAACGACGCTACGGCCCTAGCCAGTATCAAGTATCCCAGCGTTCTGGTGTTCCAGTGTGCCAACCCGGTGTACCGCAATTCCCGCGGCGGCGCGGCGCCCAATTGCGATTTCAAAATTTCGGGACCCGACATCATCGGAGCCCTGCAGCTCGTTCGGCAGTTTTGGAAGGAGAACATGGAAGACAAACCGCTCCCAAAGATGATCATTCCCGAATTTCGCTGGCATCCCCGTTTTCAGTACCGAAACGTGGCCCTCCCCAGCAGCCACGGCGACGACTGCCCCGAGCCCTTTGAGTTTTAATAACGAAAGATGCGCACTTGTATAAATAAAATCAACCTTTTATTGCAAGTTACACTGTGTGTTTCATGCTTTCAAAATCAGTGGCTTTCTCTATACGTTGCCGATGACGGCGAAAATAGGCTGAATTTTTACTAAGAAAATGATACAACTGTTCTTGGTTGCGACGCAGGGTGGGAACAACCTGGGGGCTTTGAAGCATACTGTTAGGAACCCCGGTCAGGAGGTCCATGGTGGGATTTTTGTCCATAGGGGAGTGAGGCCAGTGAACAAAGGCGTGCAGAAACATACAACAAAAAAGCCCGCAGGCCGCCGAAAGTGGTCCCTGAACAGACTGGGTAGACTTTTCCAGGGTGACGCAGTGGTCCGGCGTGGAAGCCAGGGCGCTGCGTTTCAGCAGGCCTTCGTACTGAAACTGGTAGATCTGTTTCAGTCTTTCATCTGAAAAACCAAAAGGGTCAAACAGGTAGCACGTTCGGTTTTGCGGATTCCAGGCAAAAGCTAACCAGTGCACTCCGCCGGTTTCCCGTCCTGCCGTGTTGACAATGGCACAGGCCGGCTTTTGGGGGGACATAAAGCCCGGAAAGCGTTTGTCGAAAGTGCCTAAAAAATAAGGTCCGCAGCCCAGATCGCGCACAATGCTCCGCAGCTCCTGTTCGCTGGAGCCCATTGGCTTCTTAGGTGGTGGCGTTGCCGGCAGAGAAAGGCGTGCGCAGGTAGACAGCCTCGATGACGCCGCGGTGCGGCTGATGGATGCGCACCACGTCGAAGACTTCAAACAAAACATAAAGAAGCGTGGGCTCATCCATGGGATCCACCTCAAAAGTCATGTCCAAGGCATGAGCGGAGTTGGCATACAGCATGTTCTGCCCCAGATCGGTTAAAGCCCCCATAGACATAAAGTTGCTAGAAAAGGGAATTCTCCACATCACCCTGTCGCACAGAAACTTTTTCTGGGTGACACTAGGCACTGCCGTTTCTCCAATAAGTGGATAGGGATAATTGGCGGGGTACGCCTGTCCCTCCCTCATGGTGGGACCCATGTAACCCACGAAGCCAGAGTTGTTGTGCTGGAATGGCATTTTGACCTCTTTGTAGTTAGCATAGTTAACGGTGTCTACCACTTGACGACTCATCGGCTGGAAGTTTCTGAAGAAGGAGTACATTCTGTCTTTGTATGACTCCGGCACGTAGAAGCCTTGGTAGCCGATGTTGTAGTGACTTAACATTTGAATTAAAAACCAGTCCTTAGTCATATTGCTTTGAGCTACGTTGTAGCCTTCTCCGTCCACTGAGCGCTTAATTTCAAACTCGTTAGGGGTGAGAAGGCGGTCATTACCTGGCCAGCTCACGGACGAGTCAAACATAATAGACACTTTTTTGAAGGTGTGATTTAGGTAAAATGTACCATCCAGGTAAGGAATGGAGCCAGAGTACACAAAGTAGGGATCAAAGCCTGAGCCCAGGGAAGGCGTTTCCTTCGTTTTTAGTCGGGTAAAGCTCCATCCTCTAAAGGCGGCCCAGTTTCTTGATGGGATAGAAATAGGCACGCTGGTGGCATTGCTGGGAATGGGGTACAGCATGTTAGCAGCGCACAGGTAGTCGTTGAACGACTGGTCGTTAGTATCGTTGCGCAGCATGGCCTCCAGAGTAGAAGCAGTGTTATGCGCCATCGGAAAGAAATTGGCGTATAAGTTAATGCTGTCAAATCGTATGCTGGCACCGTCCACCCGTAAGTCGTTACCAAGCGTGCTCTGCAAAATCATGTTCACGTCCTTCCTGAAGTTCCATTCATACGTGTACGAACCTGGTAGCAGCAAAAGGTTTTTAATGGCGAAGAATTTCTGGGGCACTTGAATGTGGAAGGGCACGTACCGTCCGTTACCCAAAAGCATAGAGCGGTAACGGAGCCCGGCGTTTCGGTGGTGATTAAACGGGTTGACGTTGTCCATGGGATCTGGCGACCAGCGAGCGCCGATGTTAACGTAGGTGTCTATGGCATTTGGAGCAGTGACCCTACCGTTTATGTAACCGTAACTGTTTTTGTTTTGTGGGAGCTCAATGTTATCTGGAGTGTATTTGTAAGAATCTGGCAGATAGAGCGCTACATTTGAGTATAGAAAGCTGCGCCACAGATTTGCAGCCAGGTTGATTTCCATAGCGAAAACATTTCCTATGGAGATTTCGTTAGTAGTGACAACGTCTGTATCTTGAGTCCAAGCCGCTCCACCGTTGTTGGTTTTTACTCCTTTGTATGTATTCGATATTCCTTGCCCGTTTAGCGGAAAGCAGTAGTTTGGTAGCTCGTCTTCTACACCGTGGTTCTCAATAATCCTTACGTCCGGATCATAACTATCTACGGCCTGGTTCCACATAGAAAAATAGCGGCTGCGATCCCCCAAGGCATCAAGCATAAGCTGATACGACAGTTCGGTGTTCCTGTCTTGGAGATCCACCACAGCATTCAGTTGAGACGCCTGACCGGCCAAAACGCCCATGTTTCCAGTAGAATTGTAGTACATTAAGCCAATAAAGTTGTCTCTGAAGCCAATGTAGTTAGGCCGATTGGGAGCCGCTTGCTGACCTAGTAGCGTTTCTGCACTTGTTGCGTTGTTAGCATCAGGTTTAAAAACGAGATGCGTATCGGGCGCTTCAAGATTCACATCTTCACTGTACAGCACCACTTTGGGATTATTGTTACCGTTATCTGCCGCGTTGTTAAAAAAATTTAGGGTAACGTTATTTGCCCCAGTAGCATCGGTCGCGCTGGTTTTCACCTGCCCACCGTTTGTGTTGGTAGGATACGCATAAGAACCGTAGCACGGCTGCATGGGAGTTGATGGTTTTAGGATTCTGCCCGCAGCGTTTTCCGATGGATTCTGATTCCATTTTGAGAGCCCTACTTGGGGCTCTGGCTGGTATAATTTGTCAGCGTATACGGCAGTGCCTGGATTTCCGGTATCTACCCCTACTTGAATTCCGTCCTTTGTGAGGCTTTCTCCAATAAAAGGCGCTTGACCGAAAGAATTAGTTTTGTTTCCTCCATTTGTTGTTGTCCATTGACTTGGATTGGGAGCCCCTTTGGGCGCCAACGAGTTGTACGCGGTCCCGGAGTAGGGTTTAAAGCTGGGACCCCGATCTAAAACGCCCCGGATATCGAAGTACGTGCTGGCCATGTCCAGCACCCTGTTGTCCCCTACGGCTAGCGTGTAGCGCACTTTGTACGAGTACGCGGTGTCCTCGCGGTCTACGGGCACAAAGCGCAGGGTCAGTCTCTGCGAGCGGTCCGTGGTCACATCGTGCGTGGGGGCCACGGTGGGGTTTCTAAACTTGTTTCCCAAGCTGAAGTAGGTGTCGGTGGCGCGGGCAAACTGCACGAGGCCGGGGCTCAGGTACTCCGAGGCGTCCTGCCCGGCGATGTGCATGTAAGACCACTGCGGCATCATCGATGGGGTGGCCATCTTGAAAGCGGCGGTAGCGGCGACCAGTCACGCGTCTCTGGCGGTAACATAGGAGGCGCATACAACGGGAAATTTTTAGCTGCACTTTAATAATAACAACGGCGGCGTTTCAGGGTTTTCACTCCCAGGCCCACAATGCTGTTCAGCGTGCTTTGCCAGTTGGCTCCTCTGGGGTTTCTGGCGGTTGCCACGGCCACGGGACGAACGGCCGGCTGCGGCGCCGGAACCACGGCGGGAGCGCTGGCCACGGTTCCCACCGAAGGAGCGGGCAGCGGAGGGACGGTCGGCGGCGGAGGTAACTCTAGCGTCACGGGTTTGTGGTCCTTCCCGTACACGGGGCGGGCCATGGGAGCGATAGGCTTGGTCATGGGGTAAGGGGAAGCGCCTTCCTTCAAAGCCTGCTCGTAGGAAGGAGGTTCCAAGGTGCCGGTGACTAAGGTTTCTTCTAAGTCTGGCCTAGGTCGCTTTTCTCCCTTAGGAGGGGCTCCGGGAACAACTTCCAAAGGAGGCAGCTTTTCCTCCACTTCTACTTCCTCAACCTCCGCCCCTTTTTGCGGCGGTACTCGAGAGTTCTCCAAACGCTGGTTAATCTGATTCTGCACCGCTTGGTTAGCTAGGTCCACCACCCCGTTGATGCCCGAGGCCAGCCCGTCCACTACTTTCTGCTGGAAGTTCTGGTCTTTCAGTTTATCTCGGAGCATCTGACCAGTACTACTGTTCCAGGCTTTGTTGCCATAGGTTTTAATCGTGGAGCCAAAGTTTTTAAGGCCGCTCCAAAGGCTGCTCCAACTGAAAGCGCCCCCGTTGAGCTGGCTGGTGCCGATGTCGTTCCAGGTGCCCATGAACGGCCGCGAGCCGTGCCGCGGAGCCAGCGACGAAAAATTGATGTCTTCCATGATCTTTCTGCATAAAATAGTCAGGACCATGACATAAGTGAAAAGCGATGGTTTTTATTTATTATTTGCGAGATGCTTGCACGGCCACAGAGGCGATGCCGGGAATCGCCCCAATAGCGGCGGCGATAATGGGGATCAGCGCGGGCAAAATGCCCCCTTTCATGCGCCGGCGAAGAGCGCGCCGGCGGCCGCTGCCCGCCATGCCTCTCCTACGGCGAGTTCTTCCTCGATAGTGCGGAACTGGGATGCGCACGCGACATGTCAGAGCCATCTGCAAAACGGCAGAGTTATTAAAGAATGCTAGGATGGTAGCGCGGGTTAGGAATTGTCACCGTTCTTCCCCGGCGGGTCACGCGACGCACGGACACGGGAGCTAAAACGCGACGAGAGCGACGACGCGATGTTCTGCGGCGAGATCGTCGGCGAGTGCCCGAGGGGCGGAAGGTAACTCCGCGGTAGCCCGGCGTGGGCGTGATAGAGGGGTGCAAAGCGTACTCCGGCATAAGGGCGCTAGTTACGGCGTAGCGCCTGGATCGCCTTGGACGCGCGGACGTTGCATATTCATACCACGGCTCGGTCTGCAGCGCCACTTCTCTGGTGGCGGCGGCCGTCGGCGTTTCGGTTTGGGTTTCCATGGCCTCCACAGCGGCCGCAGAGGAACTAACGGGGATTTGAATGTCCACCGTCTGTACCCCCAGACCGGGAGCCACCTCCTTGATGGGCCTGACTTTAACATCCGGCTCGACGGTTGGATCCACTTTCATGTTTTCCAGCACCTCCTCTAATTTTTGGCGCTTTGGAACCATAAGCTGCAGAGTGGGCTGTAGGTCCAACTCTCTCTTGATTCCCCTCTTGCTTTCAGTGCTGGCGCTAACGGGCAACACCTGTTGTAGCGTCACGGGTTTCAAGCTAGGCGTGGGATTGCCCTCGTCCAGAGCCACGGCGACGTTTTCGCCACGAGAGCGCTTTCCGTACGCAAACTCTCCAATTTGCTGCGCGGCTTGCTCCAAAATGTCTTCGTCGCCGTACACCTCATCGTACTGCCGCTTGAAACCCCGCACAGCCGAACGCTGTCCCGGGGTAAACACCACCGTGGTGCCGGGTCTCAGCACGCGCTGGACACGCCGCCCTTTCCACCGCACCCTGCGCCGCGGTGCGAAAGACCTAACAAACTCCACCGCGTCCTCTGCAGCCGCCGCCATCGCCAGCTCCTCCTCCTTTTTTTCCCGCTTTTTAACTCGCTTAATGTCGCGAGGCTTAATGTCACGCTTCACTTCCGGTGGCCCATAGATTTCTGGCGCCAGGGTCTGCAGCAGCTCTTCTTTAAACTTGCGCTTGCTCATGGCTGGCTGGTAACAACATGGGAAACTGAGAACCGCCGTCTTCGCACATGCGTCTTCTAACTTCGAGGAGGGCGAGTCCGCACCGGAACCCGGACTCCCGTGACAGAATCTCGAACCCAGTACACGTTCCCTCTTCGGGGTCTGGCCATGTTGGCGATGGCGGCGGCGGCCTGACGAGCTGCTTGCCGTCTCACTCTCCCGGCGTTGGCGGCGGCTGCCCGGCGCATCGCCCTTCTGCCTACCCTGCGCGCACGACGCAGCACGGCCCTGGCTGCCAGCATCGCCGCCGTGGGACGCCTTCGCCTGTGCAGCCTCCTCTTGCGACGAGCATAGGCTCGGGCTCCGGCCACCACGCTGTCTATTACGGAATCCACTGTGGACACGGCAGGTTTGTACTGTCGGGCGTCGGCGATGACGGCGTCGATAGTGTCATCCACGGCCGTGCGGGCGGACAGTCCGCGCTTATAGGCCCCCCAGGGAGCGCGGTAGTGACCTCGGACGCGCACCGGATGCTGACTAGAACGCCTCTTGGCGCCGCCGTACATCTTGGTGGAGCCGAGACCCCAGCCGGTGTTGTTATCGGGAGAGATCAAGATGGACATGTTTAGAAAGTGCGACTAGAAAGGACTTTAGGTGCCACTACGCCCAAAGCTTTGTAAACGTAGGGACACGTTCGACGTCTGGCGTCGGTGATGGTCACGCGCTGAACTCCACTGATACTGCTGCGCAGCGGCAGGGTTCCGTGATCTGTGAGGGCGGGAACGTTTTCACTCACGGTGGTAATGGTAGGAGCGGGAGGACGCACCAAAATCTGGTTCTCGGGAAATCGGTTAAACACGTGGGTGAGGGCGGTGGACTGGCGAATGAGTTGCGAGTAGACGGCCTGCTCGTTGTAAAAGCTTTTCGCGTAGACGGGAAGCAGCTCGGTGCCCACCACCGGAAAATTGTTCACTTGGGTGGAGGACCGAAACGTCACAGGGTCCTGCATCATATCGGGCAGAGACCAATAGACTTGCTGCGAGCCGCACGTCACGTCCGTAGTCGTCAGCAACGTCCACGAGCGCACTCCCTTCTCGGGATCTCCGTAGTTGTAAGCCAAAAACCAGCTGCGGTACGCCGTGTCGGTGTTGTTGGGCAGTAGGTTGTAACTGCGATTTTTACTGTCTTTGGTAAGAGGCTGGATGGTCAGCTCCTGAGGAGCGGTAGCGAAGGTGTCTCCGCGAGTTACGCGCCCTTCCGCTTCGGCCAGAGACAGGCTGGCCTCGTAGGCGGGCACGTCCAGCAGGGCGGGGATGTTTCCTCCCTCCAAATCTTCATACATGATTTGAAAGCCTTCTTGAAAGGGACGGCGCTTTCTAATTCCTAGCAGGTTACTCAGCCGGCTCTGCGTAAAGTCCACCCCGCAGCCCGGCAGCAGCACGATGTCCGGGTGAAAAGCTTCGTTGGTGTACACCCCGGGCATCACCAGCCTGGTCACCGGATCCCACCCCAGTCGGAAGTTTCGGGTATCGAATTTCACGCCTATATCGCTCTCAAGGACGCCGTTCTGTCGTCCTACTTGCAGGTAATTGTCCACAATGGCATTGTTCATGAGATCAATGGTCATCGTTTCCGAGTAGTTGCCCTCGGGAATGGTAAATTCAAACCACTCGTACCGAGGAGAGCCCGTCTGCGGTTTCTCCACCATCAGTCTAGCCCTAAACTTGTTCGTATACATAAACTCGTTAATGTTGGGCATGTTGGTGTGCAGAATAGTCTTTAGCTGACCGCCCCAGCGAGAGCGCTCGTCAAAATTAATAGTTTGCGTGCCAGCCTCTACCGGGGTGAAGTCGTTATTTTGAACTACGGTGGTTAAAAAGTTACTGTGATCGTTCTGGTAATTCAGGGAAGCTATGTCGGCCGACTTGTTGTCCACCAGGTACACCTTGGTGGTGTCGTACAGGGGTGCCAGCTCGGAGTAACGAATGCTGTTTCTCCCCTCTGTAGGTCCCAGGTATCTGGGAGGAACGTAAGGGGCCTCCAGCGTGGCCGGCGTATTGAGAGCTTCCATTACGCTTTCGTAAGACGGAGGCGGACCCTCGGGATACACCGGCGGCACTCTCACGGCTCTTCTCATTGTACCGCTAGCGAGGAAGAAACAAAAAGGAAGGACGCTGTGGCCATGGCTCTGGTAAGGTTGGGTTTTTTATTATTAGTACAAGCGTCCCAGGCGCCCTTGGGGTCGCAAGTGGGCAAAGGGGTTAGCTCCGCTCCCTCCCAGATCCAACACGCTACTGTCGTCGGCGGAGTCGTCAGGGTCTTCGCGCGGGCGACGCCAGCGCCGTTGCGTCGGCGGGGGAACCGGCCGCACCTGCGTTTCTTCCCACTCCTTTTGTTCCTGGGCGTAGGTTTTCCAACGTTTCATCTTATCTACCAAGCTCTCCACCCCGTTATTGGGAAAGTTTTTCTTGCGACTGGGCTGCAGAATCGGATCGCTTAGGTATTCGCTCTCGGCGGGGAGCCTCGGACGCGACACCCGTCCGCTACTCACGGAAGACAGACTAGGGAAAGGACTCTCGCCGCGACTAGCCGCTTCAATGCTAGACAAAGGCAGCTCATCTCCTCCCTCTTTTTTTTGCATCCGCTGACTCGACGGAGAAAAAATGCTGTCGGACACGTCATCCCAGAGAAAGCCGTCATCCGCCTCGGGCAGGTCAAACTCGCCCGTATAAAAGCCAGACGGGGGCATCCAGTGCGGATTTAGAATGGCGTTCGTAAAGTATTCCCCGTTCATGGCGGCGGCACGATGCAAGTAGTCCATCAAGCGGTTTATGAAGGGACGGTTGGACGCGTAAAAAGAGGGCTCCATGTTACGAGCCGTCATGTCCAGCGCCGTAGAAGCGGTGGCGCCCTCTCGCATCAAGTACAGGCTAACCGACTGCTGCACGTAGCGGAGGATTCTTTCCTCCTCGGCGCTCAGCGTAAACTGTGAGGGGATTTTCTGTCTGCGGTTGGTGAGCAGGAAGTTCAGCGTGGCCTCCAGGCTGCCGGTGTCCTCCTGCCCCAGCGCCCGACTAACGTTAGTAATCTCCTGGTAGGTGTGTTCGTCCACCTGCGCCTGTCCTATGGCCTCCCGATAAAGAGTGATTAAATGCCCTAGGTAAGAGTCACGGCTGATGCTGCTGCTGTTAGTAAACGGGGCGATGAGCAGCAACAACAGGCGCGTGTTAGGGGTCAGAAGGCTGGAGATGGTGGCGCGATCCCCCAGCGGAGCTTTAACACCCCACATGCCCTGCAAGTTCTTAAAGGCCTGGCTGAGATTTACCGTCTGCAAGCCCTGGCGGGAGGTTTGAAAGAAGTAATCCGGGCCTGACTGGTACACCTCGCTCTGGGGGACCTCGGACACCAGGAGACGCAGGGCGCTGATGAAGCTCACGTAATCCTCCTGACCGCGAGGGACGTTAGCAGGCTGAGTGCTCAAAAAAGCGTTCAACGCCACCAAGGACCCCAGATTGCTGTCTCGCAGAAAGCGCTCCTTTTGCGCCAGCGCCTCTCTAACGTCTGTATTCAGACGGTCGAGGTTAGCCTGCACGTTAGTGCTGTTGTAGCGCGCCACGCGTTCCAGTAGAGCGTTGTAAATCAAGCCCGCCTCGTCGCGGCGGATGGCTTTGCTGTCCACCAGGGCGTTTACGATCGTCAGAACCTTTTCATGCGTAGGGTTAGTGCGGGAAGGAACCACGGCCTCCAGAATGGCCGAAAAACGGTTAGCCTGAGGCTGCTGTCTAAAAGCTTCGGGATTACGGGTCGTCAGCGCCATTATGCGATCCATGGCCGCCGACCAGTCATCGGAGGCGTTCACGCCCGATGGTTGACTTTGCATGGACGCCAAAAGTGCGGGATTCACGCTGGTCCCGTCCGCCGACGACTGCTGCTGCATCTAAAAAAACAGCTGCCCGGTCAGGGGTCGTCCTCGTACTCTTCGTCTTCATCATCTATCTCCTCTCGCTCGCCGCGATAACCGGCCGCCTCTAACGCCCGGGCGCTGGGCCTCCACTGCAGGTCGGCCCCCATGTCAAAGTACGTTTCGCGGTCCGGGTCGCCCGCGCCCGCCAGAGCCCTTCGCAAGCTGTGCATCAGCTCCCTGTCGCTCAGTTCCCTCCGCCGGCTGGCGCTCACAGCTTTGTGTATCCGATCGTTGCGGTACACCCCGAGGTCGTCGCTGAGGGTCAGCACCTTTAGAGCCATGCGCATGTAAAAGCTGTCGATCTTTACCTCTTTGTCGATGGGAACGTATGGACTCTTGTAGATTTTGCGGGCGTAAAATTTACCCAGACTCTGCATTGAGTAGTTAATAGCCGCTACCTTATCGGCCAAGCTCAGGCTCCTCTCCTGAACTACTATGCTTTGCAAGATGTTCACCAGATCCAGCAACCACCGACCCTCGGGCTCCGCGATGTTTAACATGGCCTCGCGAAACGTTTCGTTGTCGCGACTGTGCTGAACTATCAAGAACAGCTGCGCCGTCAACGGCTTGCTAGTAGGATTCTGTACGTACGCCTCTATGAAATCCCACAGATGCATCAGTCCCGTGGCCACCTCCTCTCGCGCAATCAGGGTCCTAACGTGATTGTTAAAGCTTTTTTGGAAGTTTCGCTCCTCGTTCACCGTCTGCTCGTACGCGGTAACTAGATTGGCAGCCGTCACGTGGGCGCGGGCCGGACTGATGCCCGAACCCTCGTCCGGTTCAAAGTCCTCGGCGCGCAACAGCTTTTCTCGGTCAAACCCCGCTCGCAGCTCCTTCCCTGCCCGAAACCGACAGTCGCGCATCTCCTCGGCCTCCTGTCCGCTGCCGTCTCTAAAGAGGTTCTGCCGCGGAACGTAGGCCTGCCGGGCGTCCCTGGCCAGCTGCACCCGGGGATGGCGTTCGGGAGAGGGCGCTCCCAAGCGAGCTAAGCCTTCCCCCTCCTCCAAGTCTAAGGCCAGTTCCTCCTCCCCGCGGCCGGCGCCACACACGGCCGCCGTGGCGGTGGTGGTAGGCTGAAATGCGGCGGTCTGAGGTCGCATCTGCCGCAGCACGGGATGCATCTACAAAACAAACAACAAAAAGACTCCCCTCCGTATTTGGGGTGTGCGCATCGCGGCTGGGTCTCGACGCCCGCGGCCGTCGTGGATGCGGAGCCAAGCGCATCGGGACGGCGGATCCAGCTGGTCTCGAACCAGGGTTCCCCGCCGCCGCACCCTTGCGACCTAACCTCCAGACTACGGAGAGGAGTCGATGATGGCTCTCTGTTTTTTCTGTCTAGAGCGTACAGGACTGCGCCCGCCTCACGGGACAGAGCGTGCCCACCATGGAACGTTTCCGCCCACTGCGCAACATCTGGAACCGCGTACGAGAGTTCACCAGAGCGGCCACCACCTCCGCCGGCATCACGTGGCTCTCCCGATACGTCTATCATTATCACCGGCTCATGCTGGACGATCTCGCCCCTGGGGCGCCGGCCACCGTGGGTTGGCCCCTCTACCGCGAGCCTCCGCCTCACTTCCTAGTAGGATACCAGTACCTCGTGCGCACTTGCAACGACTACGTCTTTGAATCCCGCGCTTACTCTCGTCTAAAGTACACAGAAATCACCCAACCAGGAATGCAAGTGGTAAATTGGTCCGTGATGGCTAACTGTACGTACACCATCAACACCGGCGCATACCACCGCTTCGTAGATCTAGATGATTTTCAAACCACCCTCACGCAGGTTCAGCAGGCAGTTTTGGCCGAAAGAGTGGTAGCGGACTTGGCCTTGCTGCAACCACTACGAGGCTACGGATCGACCAGAATGGCAGACAGAGGAGAAGCAGAAATCCCGGTGGAGAGACTGATGCAAGACTACTACAAGGACCTGCGTCGCTGTCAAAACGAAGCGTGGGGAATGGCCGACCGCCTTCGCATCCAACAGGCTGGACCAAAAGACGTGGTTCTCCTCGCCACCATCCGCCGTTTGAAAACCGCCTACTTTAATTACATCATCAGCAGCATCACCTCCCGCCTGCCCCCCGAAAGCACCCAGCGGCCCAGCGTTCTTAGCTTACCTTGCGATTGCGATTGGTTAAACGCCTTCTTAGAGAAGTTCTCAGATCCCGTTGACTTGGATGCTCTCAGATCCTTGCACGGAGTGCCTACGCAGCAATTAATAAAATGCATCGTTAGTGCGGTCTCTCTACCCGACGGCCCCCATCACTTACCCTCCCTACAGGGCGGCGGACTACGAGGCGGCGTTTTCGAACTGCGTCCTCGCGAACACGGCCGCGCCGTCACGGAAACCATGCGCCGCCGTCGCGGTGAAATGATCGAACGCTTCGTGGACCGACTGCCGGTGAGACGACGCCGCCGCCGTCCGGCTCCCGCAGCGGAAGTTCCAGAAGAGCCTATGCTGCTGGAAGAGGGGGAGGAGGAGGAACTGGAAGAAGAAGAGGCGCCCCCCGGGGCTTTCGAGCGAGAAGTCCGCGACACCATAGCGGACCTAATCCGTCTGCTGCAAGAGGAACTCACGGTGTCGGCCCGAAATTCCCAGTTTTTCAATTTTGCCGTGGATTTCTACGAGGCCATGGAGCGCCTCGAGGCCATCGGAGACATCAACGAGTCCACACTGCGCCGCTGGATCATGTACTTTTTCGTGTGCGAGCACATCGCCACCACCCTCAACTACCTCTTTCAGCGTCTTAGAAACTACGCTGTCTTCGCCCGTCACGTAGAATTGAACGTCGCTCAGGTCGTCATGCGGGCCCGTGACTCCGCCGGGGGGGTGGTGTACAGCCGCGTGTGGAACGAAAACGGCCTAAACGCCTTTTCTCAACTCATGCGTCGCATCTCTAACGACCTGGCCGCCACCGTGGAGAGGGCCGGCCACGGCGACCTCCAAGAAGAGGAGATCGAGCAGTTTATGGCCGAGATCGCCTACCAGGACAACTCTGGCGACGTACAGGAGATTCTGCGGCAGGCGGCCGTTAACGACACCGATATTGATTCTGTGGAACTCTCTTTCAGGTTCAGAACCAGGGGACCGGTAGTCTTTACGCAGAGGCAGCACATTCAAGATCTCAACCGCCGCGTCGTCGCCCATGCCAGCGATCTCCGAGCGCGTCACCTGCCGCTGCCAAATCTTCACGAAAACGTGCCTCTTCCTCCGCTCCCTCCAGGCGTCGAGCCTCCACTACCTCCGGGTGCGCGACCCCGCCGGATGAGATAAAACTCCCCAGGGGAACCGTCGTCGCCCCACGCGGTCACGCTCTCCTGTATGCCGTAGACTCTTCTTCTAACTGCCCGCTAGAGATCAAGTACCATTTGCATCTCACCCGCGCCCTTACCGCTCTCTTGCAAGTCAACCTGCAGTCTCTTCCCTCCGACTTGGCGAACGGCTCTTTGGATTCTCTGGACTGCAGTCAACTGGAAGCCCTTGTGCGCCGCCTGCGCCCTACGGTGGCGGAAATCTGGTCTTGCGGCACAAGGGGCGTCGTGACCCCTGTTGTCATCCACCCCCAAGATCAGGGCGCCGGCGCATACCCCGACGAACACCGCGAAGGGGAAAACGAACCACAGGCCTCCTCCCCACTGACTTTCCCCTTGCGATTTTTGGTCCGCGGTCGCAAGGTACATCTCATTGAAGAGATACAGAGCGTGCAGCGCTGCGACTACTGCGGTCGCTTTTACAAACATCAGCACGAATGCTCTGTGCGCCGGCGAAACTTCTACTTCCATCACATTAACGCGCACTCCTCCAGCTGGTGGCAGGAGATCAGCTTCTTTCCGATCGGTTCCCATCCTCGCACCGAGAGGCTGTTTGTTACCTACGACGTAGAAACCTATACGTGGATGGGTTCCTTCGGAAAACAGTTGGTGCCCTTCATGCTGGTTATGCACATCTCCGGCGACGACGCTCTCGTTCTTAAAGCCTGTGCCCTAGCCGTTGAGTTGAAATGGGACACCTGGAACAACCGCCCTGCTACCTTTTACGTTGTCACGCCGGAAAAAATGGCGGTAGGCAGAAAGTTCAGAGACTTTAGAGATCGCCTCCAAACTCTGCTAGCCCGCGAACTGTGGCGCTCGTTTCTTGCAGCCAATTCCCACTTAGAAGAATGGTCCCGAGCGGAGCTAGGGCTCTTTTCTCCAGAATGCCTAACGTTTGAAGAACTAAAGAAAGCTCCCGCCCTCAAAGGCGTTCCGCGCTTTCTCGAACTTTACATCGTCGGGCATAACATCAACGGATTTGACGAGATTGTTCTGGCCGCGCAGGTTATCAACAATCGCTCGGACGTTCCCGGGCCTTTCCGCATCTCCAGAAATTTTATGCCTCGCGCCGGTAAAATCCTGTTTAACGATGTCACCTTTGCCCTGCCAAATCCTCGGCAGAAAAAGCGCACGGATTTCACCTTGTGGGAGCAGGGCTGTTGCGACGACACCGACTTCAAACATCAGTACTTAAAGGTCATGGTAAGAGACACCTTCCAGCTCACCCACACCTCTCTTCGCAAGGCGGCTCAGGCCTACGCCCTGCCCATAGAAAAAGGCTGTTGTCCTTACAAAGCGGTTAACGAGTTTTACATGTTGGGCGCTTACCGAGCAGACGACCGAGGATTTCCTGCCGCAGACTACTGGAAAGACCGCGAAGAGTACCTCCTCAACCGCGAACTCTGGGAAAAAAAGCAAGAAAAAACCTACGACCTCGTACGCGAAACCCTGGACTACTGCGCCTTGGACGTCCTCGTCACCGCTGCGCTGGTGGACAAACTCAGGGAGTCGTACGCGCAGTTCCTACAGGACGCCGTGGGCCTTTCGCAGGCCAGCTTCAATGTGTTTCAGAGGCCTACCATCTCTTCCAACTCCCACGCCATCTTTCGACAGATCGCCTACCGCGCCGTAAAACCCCAAAAAACCCACCTGGGGAGCGGCCTTTTGGCACCCTCCCATGAAATGTACGATTACGTCAGGGCCAGCATTCGCGGCGGACGTTGCTATCCTACATACATTGGCGTTTTACGCCAGCCTCTTTATGTTTATGACATTTGTGGCATGTACGCTTCCGCCCTTACCCACCCCATGCCTTGGGGTCCTCCCCTTAATCCGTACGAGAGGGCTCTGGCCGTCAAAAAGTGGGACTTGGCCTTGCAACACCGCGTAGAAATTAATTATTTTAACAAGTCTCTCCTCCCCGGCATCTTCACCATCGACGCCGACCCACCGGCTTCCAACTTGCTAGACGTACTTCCCCCGTTTTGCTCCCGAAAAGGCGGTAGGTTGTGCTGGACCAACGAACCGCTCAGGGGTGAGGTAGCTACCAGTGTGGACCTTATTACCCTGCACAACAGGGGCTGGAGCGTCCGTATAGTGCCCGACGAGCGCACTACTGTTTTCCCGGAGTGGCGCTGCGTGGCCCGGGAGTACGTACAACTTAACATCGCGGCCAAGGAGCGGGCCGACCGTGAAAAAAATCAAACTTTACGTTCCATTGCCAAATTGCTATCTAACGCCCTCTACGGGTCGTTTGCCACCAAACTTGACAATAAAAAGATTGTCTTTTCTGACCAAATGGAAACCTCCACCGTCAAGGACATTGCCTCCGGCCGCGTGAATATCAAATCCACCTCGTTTGTAGAAACTGACACCTTGAGCGCCGAGGTCATGCCCGCCTTCGAAAGGGCTTACTTACCAGAACAACTGGCTCTGATCCACAGCGATGCGGAAGAAAGTGACGACGAAGCGGGTAACGCCCCCTTTTATAGCCCACCACGCCACCCCGATGGTCACGTGACTTACACCTATAAGCCAATCACTTTTATGGACGCGGAAGAGGACGACCTCTGTCTCCACACCTTACAAAAGGTTGACCCTCTCATTGAAAATGACAGATACCCCTCGCAGATAGCTTCATTTGTATTAGCGTGGACCAGAGCTTTCGTCTCAGAGTGGTCTCAGTTTTTGTACGACGAGGACCGCGGCACCCCTCTGGAACAGAGACAGCTCAAATCGGTCTACGGGGACACCGACAGTCTTTTTGTGACCGAAGCAGGACACAGACTCATGGAAACCCGAGGTAAGAAGCGGATTAAAAAAAATGGAGGCAAGTTGGTTTTTGACCCAAACCAACCCGAGCTCACCTGGCTGGTAGAGTGTGAGACTGTATGCGCTCAGTGTGGCGCAGATGCCTTTTCCCCTGAATCAGTTTTTTTAGCCCCTAAGCTCTATGCGCTCAAGTCTCTGCACTGTAGCAAGTGTCTGCATGTTTCTAAGGGGAAGCTGCGCGCCAAAGGACACGCGGCTGAATCTCTCAGCTACGACCTCATGCTTAAGTGCTACTTGGCCGATTCCCAGGGCGAAAACGTCCACTTCAGCACCAGCAGGATGAGCCTCAAACGCACACTGGCAAGCGCCCAACCAGGGGCCCACCCTTTTACCGTCACCGAGACCACCCTGACGCGGACCCTCAGACCCTGGAAGGACATGACTCTCGCAGCCCTGGACGCCCACCGGCTGGTGCCCTACAGCGAAAGTCGTCCCAACCCTCGCAACCAAGAAGTCTGCTGGATCGAGATGCCATAGAACACGTTACCGAACTGTGGGATCGCTTGTATCTACTGCGCCAATCGCTTGAAAAAATGCCCATGGCAGATGGTCTCAAACCGCTGAAACACTTTAACAGCTTGGAAGAGCTACTCTCCCTAGGCGGGGAGCGACTTCTCCAAAACTTGGTGAGGGAAAACCGCCATGTAAGAAGTATGATGAATGAAGTGGCCCCATTGTTGCGCAATGACGGCAGCTGCAAGTCTCTTAACTACCAGCTGCAGCCTGTCATTGGGGTCATCTACGGCCCCACAGGCTGTGGTAAGTCCCAGCTTTTACGCAACTTGCTCTCCACCCAGCTCATTAATCCCCCTCCGGAAACTGTGTTTTTTATCGCCCCTCAAGTGGACATGATACCCCCCTCAGAAATTAAGGCTTGGGAGATGCAAATCTGCGAGGGAAACTACGCTCCAGGTCCCGAGGGCACTATCATCCCCCAATCTGGCACCCTACTCCCGCGCTTTGTAAAGATGGCCTACGACGACCTTACTCTGGAACAAAACTATGACGTGTCCAACCCAGACAACGTGTTTGCCAAAGCGGCCGCCAGGGGACCCATTGCCATTATTATGGACGAATGCATGGAAAACCTAGGAGGGCACAAAGGGGTTTCCAAATTCTTTCACGCCTTTCCTTCAAAGCTACATGACAAGTTCCCCAAATGCACCGGGTACACCGTGTTGGTGGTGTTGCATAACATGAATCCTCGCAGAGACCTGGGGGGCAATATTGCTAACCTTAAGATCCAGGCTAAAATGCACATCATCTCCCCTCGCATGCATCCCTCACAGCTTAATCGCTTTGTCAACACCTACACCAAAGGCCTTCCCTTAGCTATTAGCTTGCTTCTAAAAGACATCTTCCAATTCCATGCCCAAAAACCTTGCTACGACTGGGTGATTTATAACACTACCCCAGAGCACGACGCCCTTCAGTGGTCTTACCTGCACCCCAAAGACGGCCTCATGCCTATGTACTTAAACATTCAGTCCCACTTGTACCGTGTTTTGGAAACCATACACAAAGTCCTTAACGACCGCGACAGATGGTCTAGAGCCTACCGCGCCAAAAAAAACAAATAAAACGTTTATTTTAAATCAAATGTTTTTTTACTTTATTTACTTTATTTAAGAATCTGAAGTGGAATCGGGGGCTGGGGAAAGGGCAATCTGGGCAGCGAGCTGATCCAAACGTTGAGACAACATTTCCAGGCGAGCCAGTATGACGTTCAGGGCATCTTGCTGAACCACAGAGCGAGATGCAGCAGCCGCGGTAGCCAGTTGGTTGTACAGTCCAAAATCAACCGCCATAACACGAGCTGTAGAAGCGGCAGCAGAAGCAGCAGCAGCGGCAGCAGCGTCCAACGACGATCCCACCGTAGCGTAGGTGAGAGTAGCAGAGTTCGCGGGGGCAACCGGGCGACCGTCCATGCTAGAGCCCACCACATTCTGACGCACCCCTGCCCAAGAAGGAAGACGAGTTGTCAAATATGGGCTAAACACCCCTCCCTCGAAGTTCACAGAGTTGCTATCCGTAGACCCGCTCATTTTGGCAATGAAACCACCCCACCACCACGTCCGTTTTATACCTTTTGTAACTCCGCCCATATTACCTTACTCCTCGTCACTAGACTCGTAGTCCGTTCGCAAACACGATAGTGTCAAGTGGTCCGCTCTTAACTCCTCCGTCACATTCAGGGTCACAGGATACAATCTCAGGTGATTGGCTCCGCACTCACATGGGCGACAACGAGACTTTGACTCGTCATACCTTACAACTTTAAAAACCTCCACAGTCATGTCAAACACTCCATTAAAACACACCCTAGGAAACGCATCTGTTTCCAGTAAAACTTTAGTATAGCTGAAGTTACATTGGTAAGGCACCAGCATACCTCGTCTAGCGCCTACGTGAACAGAACAGCGCGTCAGCATATTGTGTTCAAGAACCGGCCAGGGGAGGCGTCGATGAGACACAATATGCAAGGTGCGTAAAGCCTGGCAATTTCCATCTGAACACGTTAACAAGTGTGATATGTTACAAGTGCCAGTACCACAGATCATGTTGTGCTTAACACTGGCCGAGCCCTTCAACAAAAGAAAACACCCGTTCTCTGCCCCAACATTGTTTCTTATACGCCCCTGCCCCTCCACCATTATAGCAATCACACAGCGTTCAAACATACACTTCTTTACAGACACATGACTTTTTGTTCTGCCCACCACTGCTTTCCAACAGCCATAGAACGTACAGCCCCTCAGACACGCGCGACCCCAGCACTCTACACAGGTGTTACTGAGATTTAGAAAATAGACCCCGTGAAGAGTAAGGCTAGTGTTGTTCATAATCACAGCGCCAAAGAAGTTTTCCCCGGTGAATCGCACGTTGGCAAAAGTCACGCCGCTCATGCCTATTACCCCGGGGCCCATGCTCTGCATGCAGCAATTAAAAGCCACGCGGTCACACGTCTGAATCTGAACCATAGCCCCATTCCCCAGGACATACACACACTTCCTAATGTTAACCATGCGCCTTATGGTGTAGATTTTATCTGGCCGCAGGGCGATTTTTGCAAAATTGGCAAAGGCCGTCTCCCAATCCTCCCACGGTTCCAACCAATGAGTTTGTATCTGTTCAAAGCTATACTTGTACAGCAAATTCATATTGCCATTTTTAAATTCAGTCTCCAGTTCACTCCATGCAACCGTTTCAGGTCGCCTACGACTCATCAACCGCACAGTCAAATCAGTAAGGTAATCTCGAGCGTTCACCTCTTCCATTTCTGTCCTCCGCCTCTTTCTAACCCCATCACTAGTACCCTCTTCTGGCTCGCCCACAGCTTCTATTCCAGAGGAGGGTCCACGCCGGCCCTCGGGTTCTCGTTCTCCTCCTCCTCTTCCTCCACTCGCTCCAGACCTCGCTGAGGCTGCACCGGCAAGTAAATGCAAGCCCTCCTCCTCCTCAGGAGCGCCCGCCACAGCGCCATGGTCATGTAATCCAGCATGTAATCCCACGACAGGTGGCTGTCGCTGCTCCATTTATCCAAAAGAAAACAGATAAAAGCCACGGACACAACCGTGCGGCCAGTTGACTCAAACACTAGACCCTTTACAATTTTCTCCTGAAAGTAAGAGTGATGTCCTAAGTCTAAAGAAACAAAAAGCCCGGGAACATCTGCCACTAGTCTAGAAAATTCCTCACTGTGCTCTCGCTTGACTCTGTGCACCACGTTGCTAAGAGTAGAGCCAAAGAAAAACCTCCAACAGCTGGAAGTTTTCTCACAGGCTGTCTCCAGCAACTTGCGCAGCACCTCGTAATCACTGAGCAACCTTAGGAGATCCATTCGGAAAAAAGTAACGCCTCAGTGTCAGCCACCTGCTTATATACCCGCAGACCGCCCAATAAATAAACACAAGTTAAGGTTTAACACTCTTTATTGCGCGTCATAAAATACCATAAACGATTAGGTCATCCTGGGTTGCTTTAAGGACAAGTCCAAAGGTTCAGTTTGCTCTGGTTCCTGGAGCAAATCTTCCAACTTCTCTACCGCTTGGCGTCGCCTTGCCGATACTCTCACCGCGGTGGGCTTAAGAACACCATCTGGAACCACAGTCCCCAAAGAGCCAGGAGACTCAGATACTTTTGACTTGTCTCCGTCTCCTTCCACGTCGGACACATCGCCTGAAATCACACACAACATTAAGCACACTGGCATACACACAGACATACCACCCGTCCCTCATAATCGCCTATACTTACTGTATACAAAATCGCTGGTAAGGCGCATATAACACAAACAGCATATTGCTTCAGTATTTCCGCTGGTAGCTCTATGGAAAGCACAGGCGCGACAATCATGGCCAGGGTTCTTAGGACAGTCTAAGACCAGTTCATGTTTCAAAGGCTTTTGCTCATCCTCATCTGATCCTTCTGAACTGCTGCTCGGCAAACCATCTTCGTAGCACTTTAAGTCCATGTCGCTCCCACTCGGATCTACATCCCCAGCGTAACCCTCGCCCGCCGACAGCATTGAGTCAGGAAACATACTATTTACCGCGTCTTCGTTCTCGTCCTGTCCGCCATCATTTTCCACATCAAACAAATCGTGAAGCGAGGGTGTTCCTGGAGGCAAATTCGGCACGTCGTAAATTTCAGCATTCAGCAGCTCTTCGGCCGTCTCATCCCAGGACACTCCGTACATCTCAGGAACCAGCCTCATCTTCACAGCGCGGAGGAGAAAACTCTACTCGCCAGCACTCAAGAGTGGCCTCTTGACGATCTGAAGGCGTTTAAATAGGCACGGAAAACGCTGAGCAGTACAATAAATGGGACCTTTGAGCCTTCTCGTGGCACTGCCACGTAGCGAAACCTACCCGTCAGCGCCCAAAGTTCACTGCACATCAGCAGTTTTCCCTCCCAGTCATAAAAAGTACACATTAACCACAACTTCCTCATTGCCCAGTTTTCGCGCCAAAATCCGCAGAAAACTTGCAGAAATGCCAAAACACGCCTCATTTCCGGTCCAAAGTCGCCTTTTACACGTCAGTTCCGATGCGCCTCATTAGCACAAACCAACTTCCGCTCCCGCGCCGCCCACCCCGTCACCCCGCACGTCACTTCTTCCCACCCCCTGCCACCCCCACTCCTCCTCTCTCATTATCA